GCTTGTCTCATTCTCTGCCAGCTCAACAGCTGAGTTCATAAATGTTGTTAAAAGTGAGTCATTGTCAGTGTCTTCAACACGACAAAACGCCTTAACATCATCAATGTTAACAGGCAAAGCAACAGGGGGTGAGACAAGCGTTAAATTCATATTAACCTACAACCTCATCAACACTGGCAAGATCAGCCGCAGGCTTGTATCGCGCATTGTGACCTAAAATCAGGCCTGCACTATCACTGGCAGCCGTTGCAGTTGTTATGCTCAATCTGACATGTGTGAAAGAATTTGTAACGTCAAGCTCTTCTGATCTGCAATTGATGATAGCTTGCTTGTCGTCATCTGATCCCGCTGCTGTCAGCTGAGTGATTGATTTGCCGCTGACATCCTTTGCACCTGTGCCTGATCCGTCAGTTGCTTGCTCAAGCTTGGCATCAACTGTTGAAGTTGCTTGCATTTCGCCAACTAAAACCAACGCTTGAATATATTCAAAGTCAGCAAGCGAAACCCAGTCACTTGTGACAGTACCCGCACCATAGGCATCAGGATCCACGGTTGCCATCAATACAGCTCTATTGCTTGGCAAAATATTTGAATTTGACATGATTTTTCCCTCTTAAATAAATAACAAAAATTTTGAAGGGGGTGCAACACCCCCAAGCCAAGCTATTAAGCTCTTGTAGCCAAAGTCACATAATGTGATTTCGTTGAAGAGCCATTTTTTGGTGAAACAGCTGCATTCAGATATGGCATGCCACCAAGGCGGAAAGTCCACTTGAACGCCTGCACATCATAATCAAAATACAGGTGAATAGAGCTGTTAAACTTGATGCCGCCTGATTTCTTAACAAGATAATAGCCCATTGGATCAATCAGCATAATATCTGTGTTGGTTCCAAGAGTTGCACAATTCTCGGAAAACATAACAGGCCGACCTAATAAGGTGCCACCGGCTGCATTGCCCATAAATCCATTAGGTGCAATCCAAATGGGTTGATCACCAAGGGTCATTGTCAAAAACTCTGGCAATGTGTCCTGATTAACAAACCACACAGAACGTGAAGGATTCATTACACGGCTATACATTTTTGCCACGTTTTTAGCAACAATGGTTGCCGCTGCTTGTGAACCCTCTTTTGCAACTGATATTTTTGACGCTGAATTATCAAATCCTAACGGCTGTCCTGCACCAGTACCAAATAACAGAGACTCATTTGCTTTCCAATTGATGGCACGCGCAGCGCCCTTGGTTAGTCTGCTATTGAGTCTTGGTGCATCTTCTATAAGCTCTTCTGTTGCGGTAACAAATGCATGCAACTTGTGAAGCTTCAACTCTTTGCCTTCTGTTTCAAGTCTGCTGGGCGTGAATTGGTTGCCCTCAGCACCCCAGTATGCCTGAATGCCGGTTGATCCCCAAGGGGTTGACTCATCAGCAAGAAATTGAACGCTGTTGCCTGAAGTTGGTTCACTCTCTACCATTGACAACAGATCTGGCTCATTGAAAACAAGCTCAAAAATTTTGTCTTTATATTCAGTCGGCACCATATAGCCATCACTAGAACCGCCCTCTTGATGATAGTTTGAAGGCGCACCCAACACTTTTAAGCGCTCATCAATACCGCCGCCGATATGCGGGTTTGACGCACGCACAGCCATTGCAAAATCACCAAGCCCTGAAAACCCTGCTGTTGGATCATTGCGCCCGTTGTCAACAACCTCAATCACTGAAGCTTTTGGCGAACTTGCTGGCACTTGGCGGCCCTGTGGTTGGCTATCTTCAACCTGTATTTTTTCAAAACGCTCCAATCGATCTATATTTGATTGAACCTGCTTTGCTTCTGCTTCAAGCTCATCAAATTTTACAGATGAATCAGCATCAAGACCGCCATCAATTAAAGCCTGCATGTCACCCTTAATGGCTGCAAGCCTTGCTCTTAACTCTTTTAAATTCATGATAACACCCTCTTAAATAACATTTAATTTGAATTAACTGCATTTTTATACTTGATCGACTCAGCAACCAAGCATTAAAAAATCATAATGATAACAACCTCAATCTTGCATCAGCTGAGGCCATTAACCTTGTCCTATTTGCAGCTTGCAAAGTATCATTCTTTGCCAGCACATCAGAAAATGCTTGCCGTGTTGATCTGATCCCATCAATTAGGCCTGTTTCAATGGGTTGCTCATCTGCAAAAAATATACGTCCATCAGCAAGCGAATCAAAATCTTTTTTGCTTATTGGCCGCCCTTCAGTAACAGCCAACACAAAATCAGCAAAATAACCGTCAACAACCCTTTGAAAGTCGGCCTGTTGCTCTTTCGTGATTTCAGTGCCCATTGCGCCTGCGCTTTTAAATTCTCCTGTGTCAATCGGTATGGCTTTAATGCCTGCATTTTCAAATGCTGCGCTATAGTCATAAATCATCATGCGCGCCCCAATTGAGCCAATTAAATCTCTTCTATTAGCATAGATTTTATTCGCTGCGCTGGCAACATAAAGCGCTGCACTTGCAAGCATACCGTCAACCTGAACTGTTATTTCTTTTTCCTTGCCAATGCTCTTTGCTGTTTTGTAGAGCGAATCCAAACCATCCACGCTGCCACCGGCTGAATCTATCACCCAAAGTATAGATTCAATTTCATTGTCATTTGCAGCTGCCAAAAGCGCTTGCTCTGTTTCAACTGTCCCAGCAAAACCCCATGCTGACAACCAACCGGCCTCTTTTAACATTGGGCCACGCATTTCAACAAGAGCAGTTGAGCCTATTTTTTTAATATCAAGGCCTGATCTTGCAGCATCATCAACAGGACCCGCTTTTATTGAGTTGGCAAGCTTGTCAAACACCTGCGACGATACGCCGCCAAATAACGACCAAATAAAGCCAAGATTAAACATTTGATAAGCTCCCTATAAAATCTCTTGTTAGATTATCCGCTTTTCTTGCTTCCCAGCTGCTAAAAAGAGAATCAACCGCATCAGTTTCTATTGCATTCTGCAATGCTTCTGCACTTTCTTCAATATATCTGGCAAAAAACCGCTTTAATTCACAATCTTTTGCCTTTTCATCCGAACAAAACAGGCTTGCAACACTGCTGAAAGCATCTGCCAATGCGGTTGCATGCTCAACATAAAATGATGCAATACCTTCAAAATCTTTGCGCTGTGCAAGTTTTTGTGTTCTCTTCATCTCTATTTTAACAAATCTTTGAGCCGTTTGATTAACAATGTTAGTTGCTGCAGCTTTATTTGGTGCCAAGTCACCGCTTTTGGCCCTTTCTGGCGTTGTCATATTCATTGGCACAAGCCGCAAGTCACCGTCTGCGCCTATGCTATCCATATCCTCTTTTTCTCTTATTTCGTCAATCGATAAAACGCCAAGGTTTGCCAGCGTTTTATAATATTCAGCGCGCGCCTTGCTATCACCTCTCAAAATGCCTAGAACATTCATTTTTGTGTAAAAATTTGCAGGGTCTTTAATGAGTGAAAAGTTTGCTTGATTTTCCAAGCGTGAAACCCACGGTATAACAGCATCAGTGACAAACTCAATATTCTGCGCTTCAATGTTTGTGTGTGTTGATCTCTCCAAATCTGCCAGCTTATGAGGGGGGATTCTGAACCATCTGCAAATATCTTGTATTTGGAATTTTCTTGACTCGATAAATTGTGCATCACTAGGGGGGATCCCAACGCGCTCTATTGATAGGCCACCATCGAGATACTCTGTTTTCATTGCGTTGCGTGGGCCTTGGTTTTTGCGGTTGAATGTTGAAAGCATGTTTTTCACGCCCTCAGGTGAAAGCTTGGCGCTGCCATCATTCTTTATTACCGTTCCAACCATTGCGCCATTACCATAAAATGAGGCGCCAAATGCTTCAGCTGCTAACCCTAAACTGATAGCCTGCTTTGCTTTTTCTATAATTGAATAGCCAATCAAACCATCACGGCTAGGCCCACGAACGCAAAAAACATCTTTTGAAGGTAATGCCACGTTTGGGCCACGCTCAACACTAACATCATAATAGATGCGCCCGTTGCTATCGCGCTCGATCGATACGCAAGCAGGGTCAATTGGCCAAAGGTTGACGATATCTCCAAGCCTGTTGCGCTCTATCTCCGCATATGAGTTACCCCAGCCTAACAAGTGTTGAATAGTGACCTCTTTGAATGTAAAGCCGTTCATCTCAGCATTTGGCCGCCTATAGAGAACATCATCAAGCTTGTTGTCTCTTGCAATTTGCTTTTTTGTGCCGCCAACTATAACGTGCCACGGCAAATAGGCAATTGTTTCTGATATGATGCGCATGCACGCAAAAAAGGCGCTATAATTGAAAGCAGTTTCATCATTTACAGACATTCCTGCAATAGGGGGGGTGTAGAGTATAGAGCCGCCTCGAGGCTCAGCCTTTGCAATTTTTTGTCTTGAGCTTATGTTAAAAAACATCAACCGTCCCTTTTTAATGCCATTGTAAACGCCACCACACCAAGATAACCCCCCGCAGCTATAAGCGCATAGCCCAAACCCTTAACAAAGTAAACACCTATAGATAACATTATAAACGATAAAATTAAAATTATCTCTGGAATCATAGCTCACCATAGTTGTAAATTGAATCATGAAAGTTGCTTTCTGCAACAATAGCGCGACTTAATGCCATAATTGCCGCAACAGGCCCGTCAATTTTGTTTTCTGGAAACTCTTTGTTGGGATAAATATTATCTTTTGCATCACGCTTGCAGACAACATTGCTAATCATCCATTCCATAGCAGGGTTGCCGTCATGCTTCAGGTTGCCATTAATAATCAGCTCCTCAAGCGTTTTCATCGGCTCCGAAAAGTTTAAAATTGTGGGCCTGATCTCAACCATTGTTAGCCCTTCATCAATCAAGTTTCCGCTCATCTGCGTTGCTTGAAAAGGATCAAAGCAACATTCCTGCACGTTGAAGCGCCTAAAATCTTCAATAATTGATTCTTGAATAGCATTATAATCAATTGTTGCACCATCAGTTTCTAACAAATAGCCCTCTCTTACCCATCCGGAGTATTGACTATTAGCGCTATTCATGACGGTTTCCTCCGGTAGCCAAAAGGTTGAAAATAGCCTGTAGTCATCGTCACGCCTAAAAATATATATCTTTGCTGCAATATCTAGCTTGCTTGCTAAATCAAGACCTAGCCAACAATCCCAGTCCTTATAGTCCTCTATACGCATAGCAGTATCGCCGCAAGATTGCCACTTTTGCATGTTCATCCAAGCTGTGGATGCATTAACCCACACGTTTAAGTGTTTTGTTAGGAAATTATTAGTAGCTGATGGTGTCTCGATGGCTTTACGCGCTTTACGCGCTATATCTTCAGGATTGACCGACACCCCCCAAAGTGGGTTGGCTTTTTCCCACGCTTCTGGCTGCGTCCAGTCGTCGCCTTCGGTAGATATTTCAAATTTATTATTAGAAGATAGTTTGACTTTTTTATTTACCGGACAAGTAACAGAATGCATCTCCAACAAGCTCAGGGCAATCTTTGAAAAAGCCGATTCCTGAATTACATCTTCTACACAATAAACCTCTAATAACACCCGTTTTATGGCAGTGATCAACGCAGATAGCTTCCCTATCCTTATCATCTCCACAAATAGCGCACTTTCCTTGCTGGGCAGTATATCTTGATTCAAATTCGTCTGGGCTAATCCCGTATTTTGATTTTCTCTGACCCTGCAATCTCGTATATTTACTTCCTGGCTTTGCAAGCCATTTGTTAACAGCTTTTTTTCTCTTTTCTGGGTTTCTTTTAGTCCACTCTCTTTGATACTGTAATCTTTTCCTCTTTCTTTCAGGATTTCTATCAAGCATGAATTGTTCATAGCAAGATGCGCATAAACCTCTTGCTCTAACTCTCCTGTCTGTATGCTCGCATTTTGTTGCATATATCTGTTTGTTTTTTTTATACCATGAGTCGTAACAAGGTTTACACATTCCTCTAGCAATAGCTTTAATATCTGGGTGTTTCTCACATTGTGGCATTCACATATACCTCCAATCATTGATATAGCTTTAGATGATTGTACTATATCCTTGCTTGGCCCGTCAATCGTGTATATTATGCCAAAATATTCAGGATCATCATGAACTTTTGACAGTAGCTTTATAGTGTAGGCCCTTTGCTCGTAGCATATACCAGCGCGATTAAATCCCGCAGTAGTTATCAACCACAAAAGAGGCTGTCTCCTTGCGCCGGTTGCCGTTTCGATAACATCAAAAACATCCCTCGTCTTGTGCGCGTGCAACTCATCGATCACACCACAATGCACATTAAGGCCATCGAGATTGCCTCCCTGATCACGTGACAAAGGCTTGAAAACAGAACCATTTTTCAAAGAAAAAATATTATTATTAATAGTCTTACCGCCCACCTGAACATCAAAAGCCTCTCTTAAATCCTTTGACTCTCTAACCATTGCCGCTGCGTCATTAAATACAATACGCGCCTGATCACGTGTTGTTGCTGCGCTGTAAATTTCGGGGCCACCCTCTCCATCTGCTAACATGCAATAAAGAGCAATGCCGCATGACAAAGTTGATTTGGCGTTTTTTCGTGGCCATTCTATATATGCCGTTTTGAAGCGCCTATAACCGTTGTCATCGATCCAACCGAAAATAGTGGTGATAACAAATATTTGAGCAGGTACAAGCTCAATATTTTGGCCGCGCCATTCACCTTTGATGTGAGGCAATAATTCGATAAACAGGCAAGGGCGTATAGCACGCGCTTGATCAAATTGATAGCCAGCAGGGGGGTTGGCCAAGTCATCTTTTTGGCGCTGGCAAGCTTGCTTGACATACTGGCAAGCAGGGATAACACCATTAAGCACATCGTCAATGTACCTGTTAGCTATTTTTATAAACTGTTTCAATTAAACAACCTGCAAGCTTTTAAAGGGGTTTTCTTCTTTTTTGCTGCCAGTATTAGCACTAACCTTTGATCTGCTTGCTGGTGACATGCCAAAATCTGACAACAGCTTTTGCAATCTATTTGCCGCATCTGCTCTGAGTTTATATTCAGGGTAGGCCTTGTATGACATGCCTGCTTGTGTATAGTGCTCATAGCTTGATTTGTTGTTTAAATCTTTTCTAATATATCTATCTAGTCGTGCCCACTCTGAATAGGTTGCACAAAGCAAATCAAGGTGTGATGGGTCAAGCTCTGACA